TACTGTTTACAAACTAGCGAGGACTGCATCTCGGTACTCAGCCAAGATAAACAAGAACGCTGTTTCTATTGACGACATTTTTCAGCATCTAATCCTGTGGTCATTAGAGCATTGGCACAAGATTGATGAGTGGAACGAGCAAGAGTCCTTGCCGTTTAAACTACGCCGCACCTTTGCTAATGAAGCGCAGAAGTTCGTGACGAAAGAGCGTGCCTATAAGTCCCGTGTATCTACCAATGATTTCTTTTACTATACCCCCGCTATCCTGCATGAATTACTACGAGATGTATGGGATTACGAAGGCTGGCTAGATGCGCCTGATTTGAGTAGCGAGTTCGTAAGTAAGAGTGGCAAACCAAGCGAAGGTAATAACCGCATGGCTTTGCTATCTGATGTAGCCAATGGATTACATGGTTTAAACGAGCAAGACAAGAACCTTCTCCGGCAACGATACGCCAATGGTGGCATGGACTTTGATGTGTTAGCCGTTGTGTATGAGATGAGTGAGGAAGCATTACGCAAGAGAGTTCATAGGGCTATCAAGAAACTTCAAGATAGACTGGGTGGAGAGCCACCGATTTGGACAAACCGTAGGAGAGTTGTTAAGTCTAATGCTCAGGCAAGAGCAGAAACGGAATAAGACATGGGCAAGCCAGTAGTTAAAAGTACAGGTAGAAACAATGACCGTAAGAACGGTAAGGCTTGGAAAAAAAATCCTAAGGTTCAAAAGAAAACAGGCAAGACAGTTGGTGGGTACAGCCCAGCAAAACTTGCTATCAGGGCGGAGAAAAGAAAGTGAAAGACTTTGGGAGAACATCCGTCAATGTTGGTTTAAACAGGTGGTATGCCTTTGGTTTAGGCTTTGATTACTACCCAGTTGTTGAGATGATAGAGGATACCAATGATGCTTTAGTACTTGCCCGTGCTTTGCATTTAGATTTTCTTTTCTTTTTTATTCAGATAACAGTCTATCCGAAAGTGAGATGGTATGAGTAAGGAAATAAAAGTTGGTAAGTTATGGTTAAGTTTTGGTTTTTCATACAGGCGATTTGCGCTTGGCTTTTGTATTGATAGATACCACATTGATTTAGATTTATTCTTTGTATGGGTAGGTGTTGAGTTTTGATTATCGGACTATCGGGCTATGCCCAATCAGGTAAAGATACAGTTGCAGAACTATTGTGTTTAAACTATGGGTTCAAACGCATAGCATTTGCTGATGCAATCCGTGAAGGTGTGGTTCGTCTTAACCCTATGCTTGATGACGGTATCCGTGTGGCAGATTTAGTTGAGGATTATGGTTGGGATGTAGCCAAGGGAAACACAGAAGTACGCAGACTATTACAAGTATTTGGTACAGAAGTTGGGCGCTCGCTACTGGGCAGTAATGTATGGACAGATGTTGCGTTTAAACAGATAGATGCTGAACCCAACCAGCGTTGGGTCATCCCTGATGTTCGCTTTGAAAATGAAGCAGAGGAAATCTTAAATCGTAATGGTGATGTATGGCGTATCAATCGTCATAACCACGCACCAGTTAATCATCACACATCAGAGCATGCAATGGATAGGTATGTGTTTAAACATGTTATCTATAATGATGGAACTCTTGATGATTTAAGTGATGAAGTATTTATGCTTGCTAAAAAACTAGGGCTATAAAAGGAACAACACCCGCTGGGACTGGAACCATTGGGTGTTGTTCAGGGTAAAACTTATCAGATTAGATGCTTGCTTGCAAGTGATGGGTCAGCAACTCCAATCCTTTGAGCGTGTCGTATCCGCCTTCTATCGTAAGGGCTAGTGCCTGCCCAAATCCCTTCTCGTTCATGGCACAATGCCCACTCCAAACATAAGGCTTTGACCGGACAATCGCCACACATCCGTTTAAACAGCGCTCGTTGGTCTGCCGTAAGTTCGTGGTTTTCGGGATAAAACAATTCAGTATCTATACCTACACAATTACCCTTCGCAAACTCAGTTGAGTTATACGAAAGGTAATAGTATGTAAGGTCTGCCAGTTCTTTTTTTGATAGGACTCTGTGATGTTGTGGTTTAAACGACATTAGTACCACCGCTTGGCAAGGTAGTGTGCGTATGCTTTGCACGGGGAACCTGCGTAGCGGTGGTCAATGTAGGCAAGCCCTGCTTGGACTTGGATAAACCCGTCAGATGTCTTTTCGTATCCGACATTTTTCCATGTGGCTGGCATGAATTGTGCTATGCCGTATGCGCCACTTGATTTGTTATGTGCTGCGCTGCGCCAATTACTTTCGGCAGTCCATAACGCCCACAAACACGACCATTGTTCTACTTGATTGCGTTGCATAAGTAGATTGATGGCATGTAGTTGGTAATCGTTAGTGTGATAAGCAACCAATCCCACCGTTGGCTGCGGTGGGTTGGCTGATGAGATGGCTTTACTTGGTGCTGCTTGGTAGCCAACGAGTAAGCCCAATACAAACGCTGTTGCTGCCACCGTTTTAACTCCACGGGTAGTCAGGTTGCTGCGTTTAAACTTACGCTTTCTCATTTGTCGGCTTGGCTTCTGTGTTTCTTTGAGTTGCGGTTGATACTGATACGGCTTTTCGTGTTTCATGCTGCCTTCTCCCACTCATGTAGTTCTTTCGGTGTCCAAAAGTTTTCTACTGTTTCAAGCCAATGCTGGCTGATGTCGGTGTCGTATCCTTCACCATCATCTGTGCCAACAATAATCATGTTGCCTTTGATGTTGTCCCAATAGGTGATGTTGCCAGCCAATAGGCACAACAAGGTTGCGTTGTTGTTGAAGTCAAGGTCGTGCAGTTTACCTTCTTCATTTATGTATGCAGTTGCGTTAGGCAAACGCATGATTTCAATAAGTCCGCCCACACTTTCCTGCATTTTTTCTAGTGAGTCAAATACCCTGCGTGCGTATGTTCCGTCAGGATAAAGGACAACACCCTTGGTTGCTGGATGATTAGCCATGTTTAAACACTTCCTTTCGTAGTCATCTTTGACCATTTGCTTTCAATGGCTGAGTTGATTTCTGTCCGTATTGCTTGCGCTTCGGCTGCAACCGTAGTGATTGCATTATCTTGTGGATGAAAGTATGCAAGGTTGCTTACCTTACTTAGTACTCCATCTAGTTTTCTTGCGGTGTCGTACCAAATTAGTACGCCATTTTCAAACACTTGCACGGTCATAACTACTCCAGTTCCATAGCGTTTAAACGGTCATGCTCATCTAGCATGTCCTGTATGTGTTCTACTCTCCGACCTTCGCCTTTGTCTATACACAAGGCATCCAGTTGGATTGCGAGATTGTATTTCCCATCATCACCTTCATCTAACTTGTATGTTGGAACCCACTCAGGTTCAAGGTTGTACTCGGCATGGTTCTCGTCTTTAAACCACCATAACTTGTACCCTTCACGCTCATCCCATAGGAGATGGACATAGTATTCATCCCCTTGGTATGTGAAAGTGATGTCCTTTGTCCACACTCGGTCAATGTGTAGATGTTTTTTAACTTTGATGGCAGCCATGTTTAAACACCTACCTTTGCTTGGTCAAGCATAGCCAGCATTTCTTTGTATGCTTCTGCTTTGTTCTTGTGATAACTGACTGTGCCTTGCTTCCATGTTCTGCCTGCTTGTTCCATGCGTAGGTGGTAAGCAATCTTTGCTATGACTTGGTTTCTAATTTCCAGCATGATTAACTCACCGCCTGTACTGTCTGCACTCGCATTTGCTGCCCACAAAAACGCACTTGCCACTCAATGGCTAGCGCCTTTGCTTGCTTCAAACTTTCTGCATAGAAAGTCTGTGGTTCCCACTCTTTCTTTGTTGCCTTGTTGTAAAGCACAAGCAGATAGGGTTTCTTGTTGTCGCCCTGTTTCCACATGGCTTCCACTTGTTCGTCTGTGTACATTAGGCGCTCGCTTCCTGTACTTGTGTCCAATAGGATTTGTCCCAATCCCATGACTCATGCACTTCATCATAATCGCCACTTTCAAACATGGCTTCTGCTTTTTTAATTGCTTCGGCTTCGCTTGATGCTTCAATCATCTTGCTTGTTTCAGCCCAAACGGTTGCCTTTCTTTGCACTCTGTACTGTGCCATTTGTCCAGCCTTTCTGTTAGGTGTGTTGGTGATTACGCTGGTTAGACCTGCATCTCTCACCAACACAAGACCTATCATCTCATGCCCTATTCATGCGTAGTCAAGCACATTTTAAAAATAATTCATAACAATTTTGTTATCTTTGTTTAAACATTTACCATGCCACCACCACCGGAACCGCCACCGGATTTGTACGACACGCGTTTAAACACTTGGCTTGCACCATGTGATAAACTCACTTTTGTTTTGCTAAAGCAAAACAAAAGCGGGGCAAATAGGACATCTGTTTAAACACTTTAATTATCCACAACTTTTCCACAAAAAAATAACCCCGCCATTTCTGACGGGGCTATCTTGGTATCGCTGTTTAGTAGTTCAGCATGCTGTGTTCGGTGATGTCGTTCCACTCATCATCATCATCAAACGCCATGTTGCGCCAGTCGTAGGTGAAAGCGCTGCGGTATGGTTTAAACGCCTGCCACTCTACAATCTTGCCGTCTTTGACTTTAAAATACTCGCCTTCGTTGGCTTCGTATGTCCAGTCAAGGCGTGTGTCTAGCATGGTGGCTGCATTTTCCACGGTGTCTAAGGTTGAACCGTAAACCAATGAGCCACGCTTGGTCTGACCAATCCACAATGGGGATGAGTTAACCCGTGCAAGGTGCAGCAGATTAGATGCGCCTTGTTCAATCCATGCCAGCGCTGCTGTGCCTTGGATAGTGGGCAGCAATTCGGTTGGATGCTGGGCAGATAATCCCAGCAATGCAGCCACGGCTTCTGAGTCAACCTTGCCGTTGCGTGCAACCTTCAACTGTTTAAACAACTCCCTGTCGTTGCTGATGTGTCCGTTGTGCGTTAACACAATCTTGCCACGGGGGATGGGATGGTTGTTGTTGTTATCTTTCGGGTCGCCTTGGGTAGCCCAGCGGGTATGCAAAATTGCAGTCTGTGCATTTCGGCATAGGTCTTTGTTGTATTGAACAAACTTTGTCGCTGGGATGGCAGCCTTTAGGATTACACGGTTGCCGTTGGCAGGGTTAATCCATGCGCTGCCCGTGGCATGTTGTCCACGGTGTTCAATGTCCAGCAGCATCTGACCTGCAAGGTCAGCAACGCTGGCGCGTTGATGTTCTTTAGGGTTAAGGCAATAGCCTGCAATTCCACACATAAGTTTTTCCAGTCCTTTCGTAGATGTTATTGGTTGAAGTTTACCACGCGACCCGTTGACCGTTCAAACACCTTGTTTAAACACGGGTCTAGTTGGTTTAAGTATCGGGCATCTTGTTCGTTGTATAACCCAGCGAACCTGCGCCCGCTGGGGTCAACACCATGCACAATAAATAATGGGGCTGTCGTGATAAGGCTGTCGCGGTCATCACTCATTGTTTAAACACTCCAACATTTCTCCCCAGCAGTATCCGTTTTCTGTCCACCATAAGTTAGTTGAAATTTCAACCAAACCTAATAGCAGCAGGGCAGATACAAACCCTGCAACAAACCAACCACGGTTAGTTAGTTTCATTTCCAGTCCTTTCGTTTAAACGGTCAGCAGATTTTGCTAACCGTTAGTGGGCTGCTGGGAATTGCACCCAGTCAACGGCTATCCCGTCAGCCCTGCCCGCCTATTGTTGGCGGGCTGCTAAGTCTGCTGCCCTGCCGTTAAGGTAGGTTGCAGTTTTGTCGGTTAGATAACCGTTGCCAACCAACCCGCGTAATAATCCAGCAAGGTTGTTTAAACGGTTATCGTGTGCAAGGTCTGCTGAGTCAATCAAAATCCCAGCCTTGCTGAGTTCTGCCATGGCGTTGCAGAATTCTGCCCATGCCTTGATTTTGCTGCCGTTAAGTGTGCCATGGTGTAGGCGAATTTCAACCGTGCCGTGGCGGTCATAACTGGCAAGATTGAGTGAGTAGTATCTGCCACCGTTGATGTTGGCAATTCTGCCGTTGCGTACCTGCTCAGCGGTACGGTCTGCATCTTGCAGGCTAAGCGGTCTGCAAAATCCATTGTTTAAACGGGATGGCGCAACCAACGCTGCGATTGTGTCGTGAGCGATTGCCCAGTTAACAACAAGGTTGGCGATACCGTTTAAACCGTAGTGGTCAGCGCCTAGGTGGACATGATAACCAGTCTGCTTGTTGACCGTTGCGCCTGCTGATGCAAGCGCACGGGCAGCGGTTGTGCATTGTGCCAGCGTTTCAGCGCCTAGGATTGGCGATACGGCTTCCGCTGATACGCCACGGGTTCCATCAGGCTTAACCGCCCATGTAAGCCCAGCACGGTTAAGCAGGGATTGTGCGCTGCCGATTGAAAGGCTGCTCATTTCTAGTTCAATCCCGTAGGTTGATGTTGTAGTCATAATTAGCACACCACCATTTCAAGATTGCATGCTGGGCAGATAGGGCAGCCCATGGCATCTACCGTGGCACGGCTGATGCGGGTGATGTAGTTATCGTTTAAACAAGCAACCTTTATCAATCGGGTTGATTGTTTTTTGCGGTCAGGGATTGTGATTGCAGCGTGCGGATAATCAGGCATGCGCTCAGAAATCATCTCAGCCCATGTTGGCAGATTGTTGCCGTTTAAACCGACACGGCTTAGGGCTGCCTTGTAATCCCTGCCCTGCTTGTAATCGCCAGTTGCAGCAGCAACCAACAACGGCAACACCAATCCAACAACGGCTGATTTCTCAGCGATTGTTGGTGATACAAAAATCTCAGCATTGAATTCATCTGATGCTGCTGGTGGAACCAGTTGTGCGCCAACAAGATTTCTCTTGCCTTGTTGAGCAGGGAACCCGCAAGATAATTTCACGGCAGGTTCTTCATCTGCCATGTCTAATCTTGATGAAATTTTTGGCAACGCTGCTGCTGCCAATTTTTGCAACCATTGTTCACGGTTCATTTGTTTTGCCTTTCCAGTCTAGGGTTTAAACCCAGTTGTTTAAACCACTATCCGATTATAGGCACACAATTTTTGAAAGGTCAACAACCAAAACAAAAATTTTTTTT